CTCCAAGTTAAATTACGACCCCCTGTATCAGGACGGGGATTAAGGATAGCTGGATTGTCTCTTACATCAGGTATCTTATTCTGAGGATGGTTCTTCAGATCAAACATTCCTTCAAAATCTTGTGGGCATACCAGCATCCCATAACTGTTCATTTTCATAATACGATGGGGATATACAAAACCACACGTATCGCACATAGCTAGTGCATTTTTAGTACTCGCCATTAAACATACCGAAGTCTTGGTGTAACTTTCATTACCGCTGTTTCTCTGTTTGCCAGTAAAGCTCTGGAAAGTTTTTCTTCATAATTAGATTTTAACATTTGAATTCTTGGCATATCTATGCCGGGTCTTTTCATTGCCATATTATAAGCAAGACCACAGGTTAAACATGGTAGAAAACTTTTATGTACATCAGCATTTTGTATTGCAGATTTATCTACGTCTTGTAACTCACTAACAATCTCCATTTTAAGAACATCTGTAGAATTATCAGGTAGCGGCCAAACAGATAATGTAGGATTATCTACTCCTCTACGAAGAGAATACTGGCTTGGTCTTCCTGTTTGTTTTTTATTAGGAATAAGCAAATACTCTTCAGGGGTAATACGGGTTAATTGAAGATCTGTATCATCTCTATTTAAAACAACTTCAAGTGCGTCTATAGTCGATGAATCTAAAGAATAAGATGTAGTACTTACAACAACTGTAATTGAAGACACGGAAGTACTCCAAAGAAGTACACCCATATTCTGCCAATCTTTAAGCATAAGATTTATAGAACGACGAGCAGAAGCAGGCTCATGACCGAGAGTTTGTTCTCCCCCAATCATTTCTATTGCTTCTTGTATTACTTCATCTATATCTAGATTAAAGTTATATGTACCTGAGACTGCCATTATATTCTAAACCTTTTTGTTTTAACTACTCTTCTCTTATAAACTCTTTATGAACTGCTTCTTGACAACAGTCCTTTTTCTCTCTGTTCTCGTGGTCACTACATGTTCCTTTACTTTTTTTAGCTTTACTGCCGTATGTGTACTTAAACATTTCCTGTAAATAATCAGAAAGATTTTCTATATAATTTGTAAAATCTTTATAGTCATTCTTATCAGTTTTAATACTTAGTGTGTTTATTAGGCTATAGTCATCATAGCCTTCTCTAACAGACTTCTCATACTTAAAACTAAATTCTTTATAGTTTTCATCAGTAGCTATCTTTTCATCGTCTTTCCAGAAATCTTCTCCAAGCTTACCAGTCATTATTTTCCAACTTTCTTTATTGCCGCTTTATGTGAAGCCATAAAACTTTTACCATTTCTCATAGAAGTCCTCATTTCAGCCATATGTTTTTTACTATGATGTTTAGAATGTTTAGTTAAAGCTGTCTTTTGGCTAGGTGTAATTTTTTTCAACTAACATCTCCATCTTTTTCTGGCTTGTCTTAGTCTGCTATTAGGATTTTTAGCAGCCTTGGGAAACTTCTTCATCTGTCCTGCGGATCTTGCACAGTATGACTTACGTCTTGCTGCTCTCTTACCTGTAGGTTTCTTTTCAGTTACAGCAGTTTGTAGCTTACTTCCGGGATTCTGTTTACGATACTTAGCAACACCTTTTTTGGTAAGACCGGCACCAGCTTTGGTAGGACGTTTCATACCTTTGCCAATAGTCATTCCCTTCATGTTACTGGGTTTTCTTTTTTTCTTTACTACCATATATTCTAAACCTTTTCGTTTTACTATTATTCTTGCCCTATGGTTTCATCCTACCTTCTAGTAACGATGTAAGTCCCGATGTTCTTTTTTTAGCTGCTTCCCTCTGTGCAGTTTCTCTTTGTAAAGCAGAAGGCATTATACCATATTCTTTTTTATATTCTTCTTTAGTAGGTATAGCATTTATAACTTCTTCTTGAGTAGGTATAGCATTTATAGCTTCTTCTTTAGTAGGTATAGCATCTACTCCAGCGTCATACAAAGCTCCGGGTATTTGAGGAATTAGTTCTCTCATCTCAGGATCTGCTAATAGATCCATTATGCTTAAACCGCCCACAACTAAACTTGCTGGACCTGCTATTGGTGGAAATACTCCAGATGCTCCAGCAGCTAAACCAGCTAATCCTATTCTTTTAGCACCAAACTTACTTAACTTCTGAATTAACAGTTTTATAGCTTGTTTATTTCTAGCTTTTCCTGCCTGTTCCGCCGCTTTTTTACGACCTTTACTTGTTAATTTTTTGCTTAGGTTCTTAGCTTGAGAACCTAAACTAACTAATCCAGCAACTTCTAAGGAATTGGTTATAGCATCTACTGCTTCCGGGCCTAACTGTTTTCCAAGATATCTTCCGGTTGCATTTTCAAAACCTACAGTAGCTCGACCTATATCAAATACATCCTGCAATGAACCTCTATTAGGATTTTCAAAAGGAGGATATGTTTTTGCACGCTCAATTTGTTCTTGGCGTACATTTTCTAAATCTTGAGCATAAGGCTGATTCATTGCGTATTTAGCAAGATCTCTAGAATTAGGAAGGGTGTTAACTTCAGGCATGATCAGTCATACATCATTGCTACAAGAGCATTACCACGTACTGATGTTTTAATCTTACGTTTATTTTTAACAGGTTTCTTAATCTGACCGCCTTTTTTCTTTTCTTTTGGAATTAATGCTCTCATTTGCTGCTGTAACATTTCAGTTGCTTCATCTCTTAAGCCACCACGATCTGTTTCTAAAACACCTTCACCCAATAGCTCTCTAAGTTGATCTCCAGTATAGTCCTTTGATAAGTCTCGTTCACCTATATCATCTCTTGCTCTTATTCTAGCAGTATCAAGATCATCGCCTTGATCAATATAATTTTGAACTCTATCACTAAAAAATTCTTGATCAGTTTTGGGATCAAGACCGGGATCGGCGTCAATTTTTAACTTAACTACTGGCGATCTAGGATCTGATGCCTGACCAACAATATTAGGAGAGACATCTATTTCTGTTAATCCTTTAGAAGGATCTCTACTTGTAGTTCCTTCAGTAACTGTAACTTTACCAGTATCACGATTAACGTTTGTTCTGGATGTTGGTCTTATTGTAGCAGAAGCTTCCCCTTTAGATATGCCAAACTCTTCCTGAAATAAGTCTCTTAAGTTATTGCGGTCTTCTTGATTGGTTATTCTATCAATTCTACGCTTTATTTCTAATTTAATTTTTCTACTAGGAACAAGTGGCAATCCCTGTTCATCAAAATAAATGTCTGCTTTCTTCACTTCTTGTGTAGAGCCTTTCCTTATATTTTTTTTAATTATAGATTCAATATCTGTTCCTTTTAGTTCAGACTCTTCTACCTTATTCATAAGATTTAATATTTTTTTAACCTCGGGATCTTTGCTATTAACAAGATTAGATCGTTCAATAGTTGTGGGAGAAAGGTCTTTAATCCTCTTAACTAAAGAAGACCCTGATCCAATCTCTTCTGGAACATCTGCTAAAGTTTTACGTGCAGTTTCAATATCCATACCTGTATTTATATCTATGACATCATCAGGAGATGATTCTGTATGTTGAAATTTTTTAGTAGCATCAGGATTTTTTAATATATTATCTAGTATTTTTTCTTGTTCTATTCTTTTTTCTAAAGGAGATTGTTGTTTAGGTTTAGGTTTCTTTTTTCTACTTTCTTTTTTAAGAACTAAATTTCCATCTTTATTTCTTTTTAGTTTGCCATCAGGCGTTTTTATAACATCAACATCGTAGATTACTTGAGTATTTCCACTTGTATCTGTTTGTCGAGAAACAACACGTTTTTGTTTAGGAAGTTCTAAACGAAGAGATTCACCTCTTTTTTGAACCGGCACACCGGGAATAAGTGGTCCTAAATTACGTGTATAATCTTCCATTATCCTTGAAGAAGATAAAGATATAGGCAGGTTTTCTGGGGTATAGCCAGCCCTTTCTATAAGTTTCCTTATTACATACTTTTTTAGATTACTAGCCATAGTTAATCCTTTTATAGATTAGTCTTCTACTTTAAAAGCTTTGCCTTGTTCGTAGTCTTCATCAACTACAACATCCTGCGGCGGTCCTTTAACAGACGGCCCTTTACGTGCAGCACCGAAGCCCTGTCCCGTAGGACGGCCCACAATCTCATCAAGATCGATAGGTCGTTTTAATAGTGTATGCGGTCCAACCATTTAACTTCTCCTTTATATTTAATAGCCACGTAAAGCTTTACCA